CATACGAGGTCGAACTTCCACCACTTGACTTTATCGGGTAATGTTAAATCCTTTTTTCGTACACGGTAATAAGGGCGAGCAAAATCTCGTTCAGTCTTTAGTAGACGAACATATACAAATGCATGGCATAGAGTTTACCTATATGCCTAGACATTATGTTAATAAAAAAACTGTTCTTAGGGAAGTAACTTCATCCGATTTTACAAAAACTTTTCCTATTGAAGGGTATATTGAAAATTATGAAGGATTTGGTGATAATCATAATTTATTGACAAAGTTTGGAGTAAGGTCAACAGCAGAAATGAGCATTGTCATTTCTAAGGCAAGATTTCAGGAGTATATTGTACCGTTACTTCAGGATCAAGGTGGAGTAGGATTATCCAAAGATCCTGTAAGACCTTTAGAAGGAGATCTTATATATTTCCCTTTAGCTGATATCTTATTTGAAGTAAAGTATGTTGAGCATGAAGCAAACTTTTATCAGTTAGAAGAAAACTATTCATACACATTGAAATGTGAAGTGTTTGAATATGAGGATGAGAAAATTGATACTGGTATCAAGGAAATTGATGATGATTTTGCAACCATTGGATACAATGCAACTCTAACACTTGTCGGTGTTGGAACTACTGCAACAGCAGAAACGTCATTGGTGAATGGTGGTATTCATCAAATAAAGATATTCAACGAGGGTACAGGATACACAGGAGATCCTACAATTCTCATATCTAAACCTAATGGTACTGGTAGAAGAGCAACAGCAGTTGCTATTACTACTGATAATCCGCAAGGATCTAGATCCTTACAAGAAATTAGGATTACTGATCCAGGTTTTGGTTATACATCACTACCAAGTGTAACTGTCTCACCTACTGATGGTAAAGGTGGAGGTGTTTCTATTGGTGTTGGTATTGCTACAACAGGTGCTGTTGGTATTATTACTATCACTAGTGGTGGTACAGATTACAATATACAACCAACTATTACATTCTCTGCAGCACCTTCAGGTGGTGTAACTGCAATAGGTACTGCAATCATATCTAATCGTAGTCTAACTGCAATTCAGGTTACTAATGCTGGATACGGTTATACTTTAGCACCATCTATAACTGTTGGTGCTGCAGGAACTATTGGTATAGGAACGTTCTATTATGGTGATACGATTAAGGGAACAGACACAGAAACTACTGCATATGCTACTTCTTGGGATGTTAGTACTGGAAAACTTACCGCTAAAAATCTTACTGGTAAATTTGCTATCAATGAAGTTCTTACTACTGTTGGTGCTGCTATCACTGCTTCATACCGCATAAATAGTGTGAACTACGATGATGACGACGCTTTTGAGGATAACCAAGAAATCCAGATTGAATCAGATGGAATTCTTGACTTCACAGAGCAAAACCCATTCGGTGAAGCATAATGTTTGGAAAATATTTCTACAATGAAACTATACGAAAGACGGTAATCGCCTTTGGTACTTTATTTAATGATATAACAGTAAAGCATAAGAACGATTCTACTGATGCTGTTATCAGTACTATAAAGGTTCCTATAGCATATGGACCTATACAGAAGTTTCTTGCTCGTGTAGAACAACAGTCAAACTTCAATCGTCAAGCAGCAATAACTTTACCTAGATTATCATTTGAAATAATAAATTATCAATATGATCCTTCAAGGAAGATAGCACCTGTAACTAAATTTTGTTTAGTACCTAATAGTAGTAAGAATAAAATTAAAAAGGTATTCATGCCTGTCCCATATAATATTGGGTTTAGGTTAAGTTTTGCTACAAAGTTGCAAGATGACGCTTTGCAGATCTTAGAGCAAATACTACCATTTTTTCAACCATCATATAATGTTACTCTTAATATGATAGAGGGTCATAATGAAACTAGGGATATTCCATTTACATTAAATGACATAAACTTCCAAGATGAGTATGAAGGTGATTTTAGTGAAAGAAGAGCGATCATATATGATCTAGAATTTACCGCAAAAACATACTTCTATAATGAAGTTCCTACAGACGAAACTGGTGGAATTATCAAGCGTGTACAAATCGATTACTCTTCTGCTATTAGGGCACCAAGAGAAGTCAGATACGTTGTCACACCTACTGCCACAAAAGATTATAACACAGATGCTACTGTTCAACTAAGTGCTATTTTTGAAACAGGTAAGACTTTATTGAAGGTTACTAGTGGGGTAAACTTAGTGGTTGGTCAATACATTCAAATCAACCAAGAAGTAATGAGAGTTGAAGAGAAAGACAATACTGATATTATTGTTGCTCGTGCTCAGTATAGGACTACTGAACAGAAACATAGTATTGGTGACAATGTAAACCTTATAAATGCTTCTGATCATGCACTTATAGAAGTGGGTGATGATTTTGGATTTGATAGTGATATTGAATTCTTCCAAGATTCTAAATTCTTTAGCCCTAGTCAGGGGAGTGATCAGTAATGGAAAAGTATGATGAGTTGGAAAAGGCAATGAACGTAAAGACTGAAATAGTCAAAGAGTCTGGTTGTACAACTCGTTCTTCTCATGCTAAAAAAATAAAATCTGGGGATGATCCTCAGAAAGATTATGAGTATTCTCGTGGACAACTATACAATCTTGTCGAGAAAGGTCAAGAAGCGATCAACGGTATTTTAGATGTAGCACAAGATAGTCAGCATCCAAGAGCATATGAAGTTGCTGGTCAACTTATAAAATCTGTTGGTGATGTAACTGATAAGTTATTAGATTTGCAAAAGAAAATGAGTGATTTGGATAAACCAACTGGAGTAACTAAGACAGTAAATAATGCTTTGTTTGTAGGTAGTACTTCTGATCTTCAGAAACTTATAAAGAAAGGTGTTCTAAATAATAAAGACTAAGACAAACTATTAGGTAAATGCCGAAGCGTTTAGGACAAATCGATACTAAGGATATTAACTACTATTCTGGTCAGGATAGGGATCCTAATACTGGTTTGCCCAAAGGTCTGAAGTCACATTCTTCTGTTAGAAAAGATACTGGTGTCATGGATGAGTCACTGCTAGGAAAAATAAGACAGACTCTTACTGGGGCAAGTTCTGAAATTAATGAATCAGTATCAGAAGATATCGTTCAACACGATAAGTTAGTAAAAGCAATTAGAAACTCGGAGGCAAGTAAGTTGACTCAAGCAAAATTATTAAAGACTGCTGCTAAAGTTCGAGGATTGAAAAGTGAAGATATAGTTAATGAAAGATTGGGTGGTAAAGGTTACTCTAAGAAAGCCACTGGAGGTGGTGGTGACTGGGAAGACTCTGATAGAGGTGAAGGTAATAAGGCAACCAGAAGATCAGGTGGAACTGTAAAGGTAAAGAGTCCTACTTATCTTGCTTATATTAAGAATAAAAAGAAAGCAAAGGTGAGTGAAGGATCAGCATATGGTTTATGGAAAGGTGATGGTAAGAGGAAACTTCCTGGTGATAAAAAGAAGAAAGTTACCGAACAGGAACTCAAAGAGTACTCACCAAATGTAACCTACCAAGCAAAAGGTGGTAAGAAGTCTGGTAAGTTGGGTAAGTCTTCTGTTTATAGCCTTAGAGGGGATGATGAAAGTAAAAAGGATTTTAGAAAATCCCATACAAAAGATATTAAAGATGGTCTCGTGAAGAAAGAATCCTATGCTACTGCTAGGAAACCATCCGAATTGAAGAAGAAAGCAAAATTAGAAGCACTTTTACAACGTATAGAAGATCGTAAGAAAAAGCAGAAGGAGTCTGTCAAAGAAAGTAAATCTTACAAAGACTATATGGCAAGCGTACAGCAAGCTAAAGATAGAAAAAAAGCGGTTCGAGATAGAAGAAAAGAAAAGGATGCATCATTTGTAGATAGAGTAAAACATGGTATCAAGTTCTACGATAAAAAGGGATCTGGTAGAATTGTAAAAGGTAAAAAGGTTTATAGTTCTGCATCCGAAGGAGTTGTTCAGGTAGCAAAGGCTGCTATGAATGTTGCTAAAAAAGTATTAGCAACTCAAGGTGGTGGTAAATTTGCTAAGAATACTAAGACAGGTTCTCAAACAGTTTCACCAAAGAAAAAGGAAGATCCGAATAAGGAGGATCAACCAAATCCAGGAATAACTTCCACTACTAATGCTAAAAAGAAATCAGGTGTAGTAGGTATTGCAACCCATGTTGATGGTAAGAAAATTGCCAAGGGTGCAAAAACTGCAGTAAAAGGATACACTGCAATGTTTGATGCCCCTAGTTCGGAAAGCGAAGTTTAGTAACTATTTTTTATTATGCCAACTGCAAATGATATTTACTTAGGTAATCCCAACCTAAAGAAAGCTAATACTGAAATTGAATTTACTCAAGAAAATATTGAAGAGTTTCTTAAGTGTAAACAGGATCCAGTATATTTTGCATTAAATTATATTCAAATTGTATCTCTGGACCATGGTCTAGTTCCTTTCGAGATGTATCCTTTTCAGGAGAAACTTGTAAAGAATTTCCATGCTCATAGATTCAATATTTGTAAGATGCCTCGTCAAACAGGTAAATCTACAACTGTTGTATCATACTTATTACACTATGCAATTTTCAATGATAATGTCAACATTGCTATTTTGGCGAACAAAGCGTCCACGGCTCGAGATCTACTTGGTAGATTGCAACTCGCTTATGAAAATTTACCTAAGTGGATGCAGCAGGGTATAATAGCATGGAACAAAGGATCAATGGAGTTGGAGAATGGAAGTAAAATTATCGCAGCAAGCACGTCTGCATCTGCTGTTAGAGGCGGCTCCTATAATATCATCTTTCTTGACGAGTTCGCCTTCATCCCGAATCATATTGCTGAAGAATTCTTTGCCTCTGTTTATCCTACTATTAGTTCTGGTCAATCAACAAAAGTCATAATGGTTTCAACCCCTCATGGGATGAATCATTTTTATAGATATTGGCATGATGCTGAAAGAGGTAAGAATCAATATATTCCAACTGAAGTTCATTGGTCTGAAGTACCGGGTAGGGATGCTGTATGGAAAGAACAAACAATTGCTAACACATCAGAACAGCAGTTTAA